AGTTTCTGTTACAACATCAACATTTGTTATTTCTTCCACAACTATTGGATCGCATAAACCGACTTGAGTTACAGGGCATATATTATCTGCTTTAGAGGAGAAGGATAGCGAGAAAAGCAGCAAGAGCACCCATGTTAAAAGGTTTTTTATCTGTTTCATTTGATTTTACATCTTTTTTGGGACGTTTTTTAGAAGGTTTATTTGCTAATTCAATTTGTTTTCGTATTAAACTACCCTCTGGTATTAACTGTGGGTTATCTTTCCACGCTTGTTCGGCATCGTCAGCAATTTTGCCATAATAGGGACACCAAGTATTTGACATAGCCATTGCATCAAAAATTATAGGAGACTGACATAAGGTACTAACCCCAGCCACTTTCATCCCCATTCCAAACAGAGCGCGTGATAATTTTATCCTAACGCAATCAATGTCCTCTATAGTCACAGCACTAGAAATACCAACGACAGAAGTAGTTACTGAACCACTTATACCATGTCTGCATATATCAGAATTATTTATAATAACTGAGGGTGCAACTGCGCTTGGTGGTGCTTTATCCATAATAGTCGATGAAACTGTATTACTGTCAGCCGCTTCTGCTTTTCCAAATATTAAATAAATAATTGAAAAAACCACCATTATAACAATTAAATATGATACTATTTTTTTAAACATTCTATCTCCCCTAGTGGGGTTTTTGGTTCATTTATATGTAGTGGGGTTTTTGGTTCATTTTTTATTATTTCTTTTCTTCGGCAATTATTAAACCTAAAATAGATGCCGCAACGCCAATGAAAGCAAGTTCCATCACACCGATAATAATTCCTATTCCAATTATACCGACTCCAATAGCCGCATAACTTGAAGGCTCTTTTAACCTATTCATTAACCAATTCATTTTATATCCTCTCTGTTTTGTTAAATTCCAATTGCTTTTAAAAGTCCCATTAATCCAAATTGATCAGCAAAAATAACCGCTAGTCCACCAACAGCAAACCATTTTATTTGTATTAAAGACCGCTCAATACTATTTAAACTTGTTTTAAGTTCCTTACTTACGTCTCTTAAATTAGTTATAGATTCATCGTGACGATCTAACGTCCACTCAATTTTGTCTAATCTAGTTGTACTCATTTAATGTCCAATCGCTATAAATCTAACTAACAGTGAACTATTCTGAATAGCACCAACGTGAATTTTTGCTGTTGTAGTTGTAAGGGTGTGAATGGATACCTCCGCATCATCAGTACTTGCAGTACTTGCTACAGCTCCATAAGTAGCAGTAGCTTGAAGACAAGCTGTGGGAAACGTTACAGGCCAATTAATACTCGTACTTGTATCTCGTCCACAAGTAGCACTTCCCCATTGCATAACTAAACCACTTGCAAACTTTTGATATCCATTTGACGCTAAACTTTTTGCTGGTGCATCTATTGCACCTTTTAATTTAGCTGGTGAAATTAAACTTTCAGTTGTACCCGATCCAGCAGACCAGACAGCTTGTGATTGATCTCCTAATAAACCTGTTTGCGTACCGCTTGTATTAACAACTTGTGTATCATCTAAAATATTATTCGTATTTGCTGATTGATTTAAATAATTTAATGAAATCCACGCATCGTCAGCTTCCGATCTCATTTTAAGTATGTTGGTGTTTGTATCATACCATAACATATTTGCGTAAGTTGTACTGGGTGCTGTTGCCCCAGATGAACAACTTGCTAACGCCTGTAATGCGTTATTAATGTCTGTTCGTGCGTTTGACGCTGATTGATTTGCTATTGTGTAATCGTTTTGACTCATTTTAGAATTCCACTGTTGCTTTTAATAAACTTATTGAAGGACTTACATTTGTATTTGTACTTGTTAATTCTGCTTTAAATTTAAACGCTCGTCCAACAACATCTGATCCATTTGCTAAAGAAAACGCTCCCCACGTTGGACTAGAAGCTGGATCGTCTGGTGTTGCCGCGACATAAACTTCTACATTAGTATCGTTAAATGCGGCTTGCTCATCAGTCCAGCCATCAAAATTATCAGGCCATGTATCCCAGTCTCCTACTATATTATCCCACGTTCCAGCAGTTGGTTGATGCCGACTAAAAATTGTTATTCCAGTTATTCTAGCAGTTCTTGAACTGGATGTATCTACATAATTTGCAAAATTATACGTTCCTGCCGGATTTGCTCCAGAAATAGTATCAATTATTAGCTCATCAGGGTTAGGTGTTGTATCAATAACAACATTTGTTTTACTACCAGCAAAACTAGGATTTTCTGTTAAAGTTGTTGTTGTACCCAAAGGAGGCAATTCAGTCGGCTGTATTACTAAACTTGTTGCAGTGACACTCTCATTCAAACCTTTATCAAATGCTTTTATAAAATACATACCCGATCTAGCTGGCAGAGTTGCATTTGTTGCTGGCCTTGCAACTTTGTCAATAACGGTTGATGAGTTTGCCCATGTTCCACTAGATGTTTGTGAGTAATGCCTAATCCTATAATAAGATAAATCTAAATCTGCTACTGGAGTCCACGATAAAAACAATGTTCCAGTTGATAATTCAAAACCAAAATTTGAAATATTAGCTGGTGGATCAGATAAAGCATCAACAGTAAAATCAGGTAAATGCTCAAATTCACCTTTTACACCGAAAGTATTTATAGCTCTTGCTCTTATGTCATATATACCACGCTCTAAATCAACAACAATAAATCTTCCAATCTCTCCTGTTCCCATTGTGTTATAAACAGTATCAGCGTTTGCTTTATATTGTACTTCAACTAAATCTATTCTTTCTTCAGCACCACTTGTGATTGTCACTTCTAACTGATTGACTAACTTTTCGGATAAAACACGCGCAACTGCTTGTGCTGAAATACCAACAGTTGGAACTTCAAATGGTGATAATAATGTTGTGTTATCATTTTCATAAACAATACCATCACTAACCTCGTCAAATACACTGCTTGTAATTTCTCTTAGAGTTAATTCTATTTGTAGATCATATTCATTTTGAACGCCAAAATTCCATGAAACCACTTCAAATGTTTTAGATGTCCAGCCAAAACGAGCATTAGTTAAAGCAATTGTATCTCCTACCTGTACTTTAAAGGCTCTTATTCCAAAATTAGCATTGACAGTTATTTGTTGTCTGTTTCGTTCCAGAGCAATCAAGGCAATACGTCTGGCTTCAATAGAGTTATCAGTAAAGGGTAAATCTAAATCAACCACACTTTCTTGATTATTGTCTGCTGTTAAAAATGATGCATTTGTAACGGCTGGATAATCTGTTGTCTGCCAGTTACTTTCCGAACCTCTAAAAGTTCCTTTAACTTTGTTAAAATTGTCTCGCCTTGAGTGTCTGGTGCTAACTTTTATATTTGATCGTAAATCATCATCGGTTAAAGATAATTGTGAACTTGTAAAATATGCTGGCTTCATTCTCCATTTGCCTTGAGAATACCATATAGAACCTCCAAATGACGTTATAATATCATTCAACAAATCTAACGGAGTAATTGATGTTACAAACGCGCCATTGCAAGTATATCTTTTGGTTGATGCTAAAGTGTTTGTTTGATCGCACACGTTAGCCGCTGTTGTTACTAATGTATCGTCAATGTTAGCTGTTTCCTCATTTAAACCATATGATGAAGTTAAATAGTCTCTAATACATAATGCTGGATTATCCGACCAAGCCGTTGAGCTATTTCTAGGGTCATATACTTTTTTACCTTTAATAGTTGTTGTTATATTTGGGACACCATTAGGGAATATATCTGCGTCAAACTTTAATCGTATATATAAATATGCTAACCCACTTAATTTGTGTTCTAGTGTCCAGTTTGTTGTCTCTGCCACTAAATCACTATCTGCTGACTGACTTGCTGTGCCTAAATGTTTATTTATTCTTATAAAACCATTATATCTACTTGGAGACGTTACGTTTCCAGACCCATCTAAAGTTACCAATTCATCATTTATATATATTTCATTAAACTCTTCTATTTCATGACCAGCATAAGCGATTACTCGATGCAAAAATTTATTATTTTCACCTGTTGCTTCATCAAATACAATAACGCCACCAACACGCATTTTTCCATATATAATTTGATGATCTAACGCTGACCCTCTTGCATTTACCTGATAACCTCTATTAGCACCTGATAATTTTGGCTTTGGAGTAAGTGCTTTAAGTGCTACGCCTAGAGCAAGCCTAACCGCAAAAGCCGACCAAAACGCAGTAGCCCCTGCCGCGACTGTCGTTGATGCCGCCGCTGAAAATGCGGCTATTCCAATTTGTACAGCCATTAATTATGTTCCTTTATTAATGCTTTACAATAAACTGTCTCTGTTGGAGTATAATCTAATCTTTCTAATATTACACCAAAAGATTTGTGTTCTTTTACATTTATAGTCATCACTGAAATACCATCTTCTTTTATACATTTTTCAGCATATTTTATTAATTTAATTCCGGCAAATCCTTTTCTATAATTAGGGTGCATATATAAAATGTCATTTGTAGCAAATAAATGATCTTTATAATGTAAATGTACACTAATAATTACAATAAAATAACCGATTAACGCACCATTAAAACGTGCCGTAAATATTTTTAATTTATTGTTATCTTCTAATTCATAATAAGTATGCCAGTCTGGATTGAGTTTAATAATATTTTTGTTTACTGCTATCTCTTCCCAGTGCAAATTAATAAGATCAACTATTTCTGGTTTTACATCATTTATAAATTCTTGTTTGAAACTAAGACCCACTATTCCGTCCCCAGACAATATCTTTATCTTGCAAATCCTCTACAAAATCTAAACCTAAATCTGTAGGGTATATTGACTTTTGATATTCTGAAGTAAATCTAGATGTTCTAGCTCTCTCTAAATCAATCAATTTATTCTCAACTAATAATTCTATTGATGATGTTTGAGGTGTTTCTAATATATTCATTTGATCCATATAACCTGAGAATATATTGGAAATGCTTGTTTGATCTGTTTGCAATAATAGTTTTTGACCGTCTTGTAATAAAATAAAATCGGAACTTTGTTGTAATAATTTATTAGCTGTAAACATACCAAAATATAAATTGCACACACGGCCTTGATAAGGCTGACTGAGGGCTAAAGAGATAACATCTGAAGGGATACCGCTTAAAGTTATTGTAGCCCCTTTTACGGCTATTTCAGCGGCCTCTTCAACTTTTGATATGTTTAATAACGCGCCAGTTCCCACCCATTCTTGACTGTTATAATTTAATGTTCCTAATCCTGTCCATAATCTTAAAGTGTTATCGTCATCAAATAATAACTCAACTGCAAAAAACGGATAAATAACTCCGTCATCTAAAGCTGTTATAATATCGGTAGCAAGATCGCGACTCATTAATCTGCCTCGGCTATTGTATTTCCATCTGCCACCCATTTAAGGATAGCTTCGTAATGTCGGTTTTCTGTATTTATAGGAACTGCCATAGTAACGCCATCGATAACTGCTTCTATGTGGGAGTTAGCTCCAGTAATACTGGAAATGTATTTTGCTGATGTAATATTCATAATTATAACTCCGCATCCATTGAAAAGTAATCGCCTGTGCCGTCAGGATAGTAAAAAGCTGACCCTGCGCCTCCTGATTTTAGAATGTGGGTAGCAACAACATTTTTGCTAAAACTCGTAAACACTGGTTGGTCACAACCTGTGACATTCCAAGTACCGTGAACTGTACAAGTTGGATCAATTCTCATTTCAACTCCCAATCGGTGAGTTTGGGAAATACGTTCTGAATTGTTTTGGTATCCAGCCGCAAAGATAGCATTAACTTTTGGATTAATCGTTTGATAATATCTTTGACACAAAGCCATCTCTTGCCCTACTGAACGGTGCTCGAAGGGGGTGGCTACTGTGCCGACTTCTAGCTGAACGCCTGTCAAGTACCACGTTGCATTTAATGTCCCAAGCACACCTGTTGTTGCTCCTGTGGCAGAGTTTATATCACCAGAAGCCCAAGCTCCTGCACTTCCACTAAAAGTAGAACCAACACCCAAGCCCCATACTATTTGAAGACTACGACCTGTGCCTGTAGCCCAAGTCCCTGTTTGATCGCCAGAGATAGTAATTGTCTTTCGTTCCCAAGTATCAGCCGAACTGATTGTGTAGGTAAAGGGATAGTTTCTATTGTCTGAGCCATTACCAATTGCTCCACCGTGAGTACCAGTTATTGAGCTTCTGACATAAAATGAAAGTGTAACAGTCTCTGCGGCAGAAGTTCCCCAGTTAAGATGAGAAACATTGTTTCCTTCACACCGTGTAAACACAATTAATCTTTGACCAGCAGCAATAGATGAATCAGCAGTGGTTGTCAGTATTTTCAGTGCGTGGGTAAAGTCTGTTGGAACTACTGATGTCTCTTGGCTAATTGTAAAAGCACCATCTGAACTGTGATAATTAGCAAACCTGTCAAGGCTGTAGTTTACAGCCGCACCAAAACCTGTAAATGAAGTTCCTCTTTGTGATACTTTCATGTCACCATTAATTATCATATTTCGATTACCTAAAGCCGTTTCAGATGCACTGGCTAAACTGGCTAATTCTGCGGCTTTACTCATTATTCTGCCTCCAATGCTGTGATGCGAGTCGTAAGAGACTCAATTACTATTTGTTGTTCTTGCAGTGCTTTGACAAGTAATGGTACAAGTTTTGATTGATCGATGCCTTGTGAATCTATTTTTGAGGAAGAATAAGTTTTTGGATCACCAACATTTTTACTTGGATCGTCTCCCTGTGTTTCAACATCATCAGCCGTATATCTAGTTTCAACAGCCATTGCATCTTTAGCACCAGTAATTGCTTCTGGAACTATACTTGATACTTCGTGTGCTAAAAATCCATCTACAGTAGTGTCTGCATCTACTTTAAAGTTAAACCTAGCTGGCTTTAGTTGTTTCAGTCTTGCGGTTGCATCCCATGTATAGTCTACGTTTTCTTTTAGTCTGTAGTCTGAAGATGTGACGTAATTTGTAGCACTTCCGCTTGTATTTATATTGCCGACAAGACCATTCCCATTATAGAACAAAATTTGATTTGAGTTTGATGTGGAATTTATTGAAAAACGTCTTTGTGATTGTGTAGAAGCAAGAGAGACACCATCAGCACTTCCATCAGGTAATGCTGTGCAACCATAAAAAACAGTTCCCGATGAGTCAATACGCATACGTTCTGCGTTTTCAGTTTCAAAAGCTAAATCATTGTCATTTCCAGTTCTAATTGATGCAATAGATGCACCGTTTGTATCTGAATTTACATCAGTTGAATTTATAAATCTAATTCTTGAACCTGTACCACTGGCTGTAGCATTGTTTCTAATTTGTAATGTATCATTAACTGAGCCACTAGCTGTTGAAACAATCTCAAGGTTATGTGCAGGACTTGCAGTTCCAATTCCCACGTTGCCTGTAAACGTACCAGTAGTGCCACTAACTGCTCCGTATGAAGTAGCCGATATGGCTCCATTAAAAGTACCACCAGTGCTGGCTGGCACTGTGTCTGGTACTGCAAAAGTATCGAATGAAACAATGTTTATCACATCATTCAAACTAGCCGCATTTACCAACGTCAGTGTGGTAGACGATACAGTGTAATCTGTCGTCGGCTTGAGCTTCACACCATTCTGATAACAATCCACGTATAGGATGTCCGTCATCGCTAGTGTCTTGCCGTCTGAATCCGCACCAGTAAAAGCTGTCTGTCCCTGAGTTGCCGCATAAACAAATTGGTTTCTTACACCGTTATCTAATCCTTTTCCTATGTATGCCATTTATGCGTCCTCTAATGTTTTAATTCTGGCTTCAAGAGCATCGTTCTTTGTTTCTAAAGCATCGTTCTTTGCTGATAGTTCTTTTATTGCTTTGATGCAGAGTGAAACCATATTTCCGTAAGCTAAAGCATCTGGTTCGTTATCGTCGTTATATGTTACAAATTCTGTTAAACCAGCATCGTGTACTTCTTCTGCAATTAGACCACCAAATAAAGTATCACCATCGTTATTACCTTTGTAAGTAACAGGTCTTAACTTTAATAATTCTGTTAACCCATGTGTTGCATCGTTGATAGTATTTTTATAACGTAAAGATGAAGTTGAACGAACTAAAACACCACTTGATAAAATATTTACATTAGCAGAAGCACCAGTCGTGTTATTATATGAACCTAGACCGCCAATAGTTCCTGTAGCAAGGTAAGTACCAGTACTAGTTAAGTTGCCTG